TCAATACTCTGTATCCGGAATAGAAAAAGGCATATTCACCTGCTATGAAATCAAGAGCTGCAAAGAGGATGTTTATAGCGGTAATGGTTTGAATTTCTTCGGGGAAAAGAATTACATTGTAACTACGATGGCATGTTACAAAGACATTCTGCCAGATTTCCGGAGTGGCAGATTTGCTAATTACATGAGCGAAAAGCACCCGGATTCGTCAACTTATTATGGCGTTATGGTTGCTATTCCGTTTTGGGGAGAGGCTACTGAAGAATTCAAAGACCCCACGCCATTAAGTGAGGACAGAAACTGGAAGTTGGAAATTGTATTACCTTGCAGGCAAGGGATAAGAACGAAGTCTATGACAGAATTACTGTTCTGCATGCTACGGAGCGGGCGTTAATAGGAGAGATTATAATGGATGTAAATGTACATGAAATTATTGTTTTAAGGGACAAAAAGGTACAGGCACGTACCCATAAGAAAAAGAGAATAAACAAAAAATGGGCAAAAAGATACGGTTTTAAAACATATGAAAATCAGTTGCTTGAAAACGGACAAATGATTGTAATGGGTCGGGAAATATACATGAATGAAAGAACGTACAAGGCATTGAAAAAACATGTTCGTTGACATTAAGGGGCAATCATTGAGAGGAGAATTAAGATGGCAATATTCCATAAAACATTGCAGTATCATGAAGATACAACAGAGAAAAGAGATATTTCTCAGGAAGATATAGAATTTCTGAAGAGATTACAGCTTGAGATGAATACTCAGGACACAACAGGAACAGCGGATCCTCGCTTCTGGGTTATTAAAGGCAGCGAGAGAGTAGTTGACAATGAAAATCCAGATGAACTTGTCCTGCAAGTAGATGGAAGCACCGTTACAAGCACAACGGAAGAAACAGTGAAGTATCTCAATGATAACATCTTGCCAGACTGCAATATCGATAGAGAAAACTGCAAAATTGAAACAGGGTACACATGGGATTTTAAACTGACGTACACGGAAGATGGAGAAGAAGAGTATGAGGATTTGTCAACGCAGGAAGTGAATGAATTTCTTGCCAACAATGGACATGATGGTACCATGATAATTGGTATTTCGATCAGACCATTTATGTACCCAAACACGATGTTTCTTACAGAGAAAGAAGCCAGGAAACATCTTGAGAGAAATTATTATCATTACTCAGAAGACGCACATACATATTGCATGGTTGCGTGGAGATCCCCGGAAGTAGAAAAATTATGGAAGATATTACGGGAAACAAAATGGGATTGCAAAGACAAAGAGCTTGAAAGCCATGAAGAAAAGTACATTTTGCATTACTGTATTTCTCTCATGCAGGAGCTGGTCGGATGTTTCGAAGAATGGTACAGATGGGTACATGGAGAAAATGCAATAGAAGAGCTGAGTGAAGAAGAAAGGTTCTGCTATAACATGTCGTATTTCCATATCGTTCAGGAATTGTTCTTGTTCAGGACATATCATTCCGGAGGGACATCAACGATGGCAAAATGCAGACAGCTTGGCGTTGATAGTGGAGATAACATTGAATTTAAGTTCAGCGAGGGGGAAGAGGATGACAGGTAAAGAATATCAGAATTTGGCCATGAGGACAAATGACCACAAAAATTCTGACAGGATAATTAAAAAGATTAATAATAACCAGCTTGTGAATAGTGACGAGCTGATCATACCGGATATTGGGGGTGTGCTGAATGGATGCCTGGGGCTTGCTGGAGAATCCGGAGAAGTATTAGATTTAATAAAAAAATGGGTATTTCATGAAAATGAGTTACATGTTGAACACTTGAAAAAAGAGCTTGGAGATGTGATGTGGTATGTTGCTATGATATGCGAATCCATGGAGTTGGATATAGATGAGATATTCCAGATGAATATAAATAAGTTGAAGGCAAGATATCCAGAAGGCTTCGATCCAGACAAAGCGAATCATAGAAGAACGGATGACATTTAAAGAAATAACTAAAGTAAGGAGAAGGACTGTTGGAATTATGTTAAAAAAATATGCGCTGAAAATGGGAGTAAGACCTTGCCCTTTCTGCGGAAAATATCCGACAATAGAAGGGCTTGCAGATAATCCAGGAATGTATGCAATCAGCTGCGAAGGAATCGAGAGCAATAGAGACAAAATAGGAGACCTTACCACAGAATGTGATCTCGTATCATTTGCTGGGAAAAACATATCAAGCGTAATAGAGGCCTGGAATAAACATTGCAGAGAAGCGGAGAGGTGAACGAATTGAGAAGTGTATTATTTTATATCGCAGGAGCTGCTACAGTAGGAGCGTTTTTTACATTATGGTGTGCCATAGCAGTACAGAGAGTGAGAAAAGAGAGTGAAGCATCCAAGTACGGAGAGCTTTGTGCGAGGATTCAGAAACAGATCGATGAAACAAGAATGAGAATTTCTTCTGTGAAAATGCAGCTTCATATAGCAGATCATGCTCTGGATCAGGCATTGCTCCAGTGGAAGTATGAGTATTTGATGAAACAGGAACAATGGCTTATCGAACTGATGTGCGGAAAAAGAGAAGAAGAAAAGCAAGAGGAAAAGCAATGAAGTGTAGTATCAGCACATATTAAGATTTTGGACGCAGAATTATATAATTATGATGATGGTTATATGCAGCTGAATGTCGATATTGATACAAAAAACATCGATCTTGAAGAATATGTAAGCATGCAGAAAAAGAGCATTGCGGATATGTGCAATGTGCCGGAAGAAAAGGTAATTCCAATATCTCGATTAGAGTATGAAACATATACAGACGAGTAAAGAAAGGAAGCCCATATGTACAGTAAATGCCAGAAGTGTGGAAAGAAACTGACGGATCCCGAAAGCATCAAAAGGGGATATGGACCGGAATGTTGGAATAGCCTGACTACACATTATTACCGAAACCCTGTTGACTGGGAAAACTACAGAGTACCTGGGCAAATGAACATTGAGGATTTTTTGGATATGGGAGGTGGGGACAATGGCGATAAGAAAGATATGCCCTGAATGCGGGCAACAGTACGGCGCCAGACCAGCAGTGTCGAGAAAGGATAGGAAAACAGAAATATGTCCTGACTGTGGAACAAAGCAGGCACTTGACACTGTGAGGGATTTGTTGGGACCGGAAATGACCGATCAGCAATGGGAAGGATATAAAAGTGGATTTTTAAAAAGGTCGAGGGAGGGACAGCATGGACAGAACACTTTATAATGCCAGCGGGTGTAAGGATAAGACCTCATGATGCGATTTGTTCTGCATCAAAACCGCAGACACAGGTTTTCAGATCTGACTGGACGCGGAGAGACAACGAGGCAGATATGTTCGTAAAGATGGTGAAACGTCTGGCAAAAGGATTTAATTTTAAACTTTGCGACAGAATTCGATTTGAGGATCCGGAAACAGGAAAGAAATATTTGTGAGGTATGGCATGGACACAGAGAAAAAAGTACAATTCGTAGCACTGACAAAAGAGGAAATTGATGCAATGATTCAGCAGGCTGCCCTTGCCGGCGCACAGGTTGCGTCTGATGCAATGATGGTAGGGCAGAGAAAAAGCGAGAAGGAGAAGATTGATCGTCGTTTGCATAATACTGATTTACTCCTTAGAAATTACAGAACTTTAAAGGCGAGCTACGAAAATGCCGTCTACAAGTCCAAGGAAGGGGAGGTTACAGAGGTGCTGGAAGACATCATGACCATGAAAGATGATAAGGTCATAGTGGAGAGCATCAAAACTTCGGCCAAAAGAACCGCTATCATGGTACAGCATATTGACAAAATGCTTGATGTATACCGTATCTATTGTAGCAAATTATCGGAAAAAGATAAGAGACGCTATAAGATTATTAAAGCCCTTTACATATCAAAGACGCCAATGACAATTGCAGAAATTTCAAAAAAATTTTCGGTCAGCAAGGTCACTGTTTACGAAGATATCAAAATTGCGAAAGAGCGCTTATCTTCGCTGTTTTTCGGAATTGACGGTCTGAAGTTTTTTTAATAAAATCAGAATAACGGAATCTGTTAACTTAACATTGACTTAATAACGAAAATGGTGTATGATATGCGAGTAAAATTTTAATCAAAAGCCATGAGCCACTGGGAAAAAACCAGTGGCTTTTTTAATGCAATCTTGGGAGGGAGGAAAGGATAGAAAGATGGGAATGCTCCTTTAAAATATTTTAGAGGAGATTACGCATGAATGGAGTAACAATATTATTTGTATATGCAGCTATCATGATCCTGGCAACAGTGATCCTGACAAAGAAAGAAAAAAATGTGGAACGCTTCTGTGTTGGAAGCCGTTCTGAAAACTGGCTGATGTCGGCTCTCAGCATTGCGGCAACATGGATCTGGGCTCCGGCATTATTTGTATCAACTGAGAAAGCATATTCTACCGGCTGGGTTGGCCTGTTCTGGTTTCTGGTCCCGAATGCTCTTTGCCTTGTGATATTTATTCCTTTTGCAAAGAGAATCCGGAAGGAAATGCCGGAAGGAATGACTCTGTCTGGGTACATGAAAGAAAAATACAAATCCGATGGAGTGAAAAGGGTTTACCTGTTTCAGCTGATCGGACTGTCTGTTCTATCAACAGGAGTTCAGCTTCTTGCGGGAAGCCAGATTCTTAGTGCAGTAACAGGAATTTCGTTCAAAACCATGACTATT